CGGAGGCAGGGTTAAGAAAATGCGAGGCGGAGGCATGGTTAAGAAAATGCGTAAAGGCGGAGCCGTTAGAAAGAAGAAGTAAATGTCCTTATCGGGTAGTAAAGACTTTGAATTAGACGTAGCCGATTACGTTGAAGAAGCTTTTGAGCGTTGTGGCTTGGAGGTACGTACCGGCTATGACCTTAAAACAGCGAAACGGTCGCTTAATTTATTGTTAGCGGATTGGGCCAACAGAGGCTTAAATCAGTGGACAATAAAACAGCGGTCACAAACGCTTGTTCAAGGTACGGGTAATTACAATCTGGATAAGGATATTATTGATATTCTATCGGTTGTTGTTCGAAGAGACGGTACGGACTATTCTTTGGAAAGATTAAGCCGTGACGAGTATTTAACAATACCCACAAAGACTACACAAAGTCGTCCTAATCAATTCTTTTTGGATAGACAATTAACACCTAGTCTAAAGTTATGGCCTTTACCTGAAAATAGTACAGACGTTGTATATTACGACGCATTAACTCGTATGGATGATGCCGATGTTTATACTAATACGATGGACTTACCGTTTAGGTTTTACCCCTGTTTAGCGGCGGGTCTAGCGTATTATATTGCTTTAAAGAGAGCGCCTCAGCGCATACAGGTTCTTAAGTCAATCTACGAGGAAGAGTTTCAAAGAGCTGCGGAAGAAGACCGAGATCGTGCTTCCTTTAACGTAGCCCCTAGCTTTTCGACATACAGGATAGGCTGATGGCTAAGTTTGCGTCTGGTAAAAAAGCATATGCTATTTCAGACCGCTCAGGTTTTCGTTATCGTTATAAGGATATGCGGAAAGAATGGAACGGGTTACTGGTGGGACCAGACGAGTTCGAAGCTAAACAGCCTCAACTAGGCCCCTTTCGTAAGGTAAACGACCCTCAAGCTTTGAAAGAGGCTCGACCACAACCTAATAATCCGACCAGTGCTTTTTTGGTGGTAACAACAAACGGTATAGTGTATTTAGGTAACGGTAATTGGAGCACGGCAGGCGTAGCCGAAATGCCTTCTGAGCTTGATATAACCAATGCTTTAGACGGAGGTGTTGGTACAGTAACGGTGGTAACAACATGAGTTTTACATATGCACAGCTAAAAACCGCAGTACAGGATTATGCAGAAAACGATGAAACGTCTTTTGTAAACAACTTACCTGTATTTATAAGACAAGCTGAAGAACGTATACTTAAAAACGTACAATTAAGTTTGTTTCGTAAAAATGTCAGCGGTAACATGAGCATAAATAACCAGTACCTTGCCTGTCCTTCTGATTTTTTAGCACCTTTTTCCCTATCGTTCACGGATGCTGATTCTAATAAAACATTTTTGGATTTTAAAGACACTGATTTTGTGCAGTCTTTTAATCCTAATTCGTCGACAACAGGTAATCCTAGATACTACGCCTCTTTTGATGTTGATAATTTTATAATAGGACCAACACCAGACGCTTCACGTGTCGTTGAGCTTCATTATTTTTACAGACCGGCAAGTTTAACAGCGGGTGCTGAAGGCGCGACCACGTGGCTAAGTGAAAACGCGCAAGTAGCGCTTCTGTATGGAACACTTGTTGAAGCTTATATATACATGAAGGGTGAACCCGATATGATGGCGCAGTACGAAAAACGGTTTGCTGAGTCGGTAAACAGTATGAAAATGTTAGGCGAATATAAAGAAGTTACAGATCAATACCGTCAAGGGTTGGTAATAAGGGAGAAATCATGACATTTCCTGCCCTTAAATTAGATTTAAACCCCAATTACGCTGTTGACGTACACACTACAACGAATCGGGGTTTTACACCAGAGGAAGTTGCGGAGCGCTGCGCGGATAAAATTATCTCAATCAGCGACAATGCCGACCCTGCTATAAAGGCTCAAGCACGTGCCTTTCGTACTCATATTGTAAAAGTTTTAGAATTTTATATGCACGAGGCGATAAAAAGTGATAGAACCACTGTGTATAACGCGATAAAAGATGCCGGACATCTCGACCTTGCAAACTTAATTAGGAGACTATAACCATGGCTTTTTCAGGCAATTTCATGTGTACGTCGTTCAAGAAAGAGCTCTTGTACGGTGTCCACGATTTCGATCTCTCTTCGGGAGATACTTTTAAAATAGCGCTTTACACCAATTCAGCTACATTTACCGCAGCTACTACAGCCTATACAACAGGTAATGAAGTAAGTGGTACAGGATACACTGCGGGAGGCGGTGCGCTTACAAACGTAGATCCAACAACTTCAGGCACAACAGCCTTGACAGATTTTGCGGATGAAACATTTTCTAACGCGACTATTACTGCTCGAGGGGCTCTAATATACAATACGACACCCAACACAACTAGCTTGTCGGTTACAAACCCAACGGTTGTTGTTTTAGATTTTGGTTCGGATAAATCATCTTCGTCAGGTGACTTTACTATTGTATTTCCAACAGCCGACGCAACTAATGCCATTATTCGGATAGCGTAATGTCAAGTGTTACCGTTGCTTTCTCGGGGTGGAACTCTTCCACTCAGGGTTGGGGCAGTGGTGGTTGGGGTGAAGATATTGCTTTACCCAATGCGGCGGGATCGGTTGGTACGGTTACAGTAGATGCGGAAGCTAATGCTCCCGTAACAGGTCTTTCCGCCACAGGTAGTGTGGGATCCGTATTAGTTACAGCGGTAACTAGCGTATTCGTTACAGGGGTGTCTGCTGCAGGTGCCGTAGGGTCCACTACCGTTACGTTAGGTGCAAATGTCTCTGTTACAGGGGTTTCTGCTACAGGTAATGTAGGTTCTACCACGGTTGTTATAGATACAGAGGCACCTGTCACAGGGGTGTCTGCTGTAGGTAATGTAGGAACCGTGTCTGTCAGCGGTGATGCTAATGCAGGGGTTACAGGTTTATCTGCTACAGGTTTAGTGGGAGATGTAACAACTGCGATAGGTTCTACGGTAAGCGTAACAGGTTTATCTGCTACAGGTGCTGTAGGAACAACTACCGTAGAGGTGTCTCAAACAGTAGATGTAGTCGGCCTTTCTGCTACAGGTAATGTAGGAACAGTAGGTGTATCCGCTGCCGCTAATACAGGGGTTACAGGGCTATCGGCTACTACATCCGTAGGTTCTATAACTGTAAAAGTAGGTCAGACTGTATTTGTTACAGGCTTATCGGCCACAGGTTCCGTTGGTTCTGCTACGGCAACCGGAGGAGCCTCTATCTATGTCTTAGGTGTATCGGCAACAGGAATTGCAGGTAATGCTTTAGTTTATGGAAACATAATACCGAATCAAGACCCTAACTACAATGGTATTGAACCTAATCAAAATCCGAGCTATAGTGAGGAGCAACCAAATCAGAACGCACAGTGGACACAAATTGCAGCATAAGGATAATTAAATGCCAAGTACATATACAGTAAATCTAGGTATTCAGAAACCTGCTACGGGGGAACAGTCGGGAACATGGGGTAATACCACAAACGCTAACTTTGATATTTTAGACCAAGGTATTAACGGTGCTATACGTTTAACCCTCACAAGTGCGGGTTCGTCTGGTTCTCCTAACGCTTTAGCTATAAACGAAGGATCTGTTTCCGATGGTCATAATAAATGGATAGAGTTCTACAGTTCAAGTGATTTAGGTGGCAACGTTTTCGTACAGTTGACCCCAAATGATGCCGAAAAAATTGTTTTTGTCCGTAACAGCTTGGCAGGAAGCCGATCTGTTTTACTTTTCCAAGGTACTTACAACGCGGGTAGAGACTTAGAAATACCTGCGGGTGTGGATATGGTTGTTAAGTTTAGCGGAGGCGGGGCTAATGCGGCGACAGTAACAGACGTTTACACGAAACTACGTGCCACCGAAATAACAACGCCTTCTCTTACAGCTACAACTGCTGATATAAACGGAGGTACTATAGACAACTCCGTTATAGGTGGATCTACTGCCGCTGCTGTAACAGGCACGGCTATAGTTGCCAATACCAGTCTTAATATTGCGGGCGACGGCGCTACCGTTACAGGAATTAAAGACGAAGATAACATGGCATCTAATAGTGCCACTAAACTAGCGACACAGCAGTCCATCAAAGCATATGTAGATTCTCAAGTAGGGACTGTTGATACCTTATCTGAGGTTTTAGCTAATGGTAATACTACAGGCGGTACAGACATAGCGGTATCCGCAAATGATGACATTACTTTTACAGACAGTAGTAGAGCTAAGTTTGGTGCTTCGAGTGATTTAGTTATATTCCACGATGGTTCTAACTCTTATATACAAGACAATGGTACAGGTGATTTAATATTAAGAGGAAGTAGCAATATATCATTACAAGCGGCGGGAGGAACTGTGGGTGCTAACTTTGCCGCCGCCGCCGCAGTAACTCTAAATCATGCGGGTAATCAAAAACTAGCTACAACATCTACAGGTATAGATGTAACAGGTACAGTAGAATTTGATGGCTTGTCTGGCACTGGCGCAGTAACAGTTACCGATATACTGGACGAAGACAACATGGCCTCAAACAGTGCGACCAAGTTAGCCACACAACAATCTATTAAGGCATATGTAGATGCAGAGGTTGCAGGTATACCGACAGGTGATATTACATCGGTTATTGCGGGAACAGGTCTTACAGGCGGCGGCACATCGGGTGCTGTTACATTAAACGTAACTACACTTAACCAAAATACCACAGGTAATGCGGCAACTGCAACTGCACTGCAAACGGCTAGAACAATCGCAGGTGTTTCTTTTAATGGTACGGCTAATATATCATTAAATAACAACGCTATCACTAACGGTGCCGGTTATACAACAAATACAGGTGATATTACAGGCGTTACAGCGGGTACACAACTAACGGGAGGTGGTACGTCAGGGACAGTTACAATTAATTTATCACAAGGTTCTGGTTCAGGATTAGATGCGGATACACTTGATGGTATTCAAGGTGCTTCATATCTAAGGAGCGACGCAAGTGATACCTTTACAGGTACGTTGAC